TATTCGGTAAGGTCGTCAACTTCTGTTCGATAACGAATAGTCCAGTTAGTTGTTATCGCTCCAGTAGGTTGATCGGCATCACTCATTAAGAACTCTGTACCTGTTGGTTGAACATCTATTGCATTACCATTTAGCGTTAAATCTGTAGTCATTTTGGGCCACATTGATTCCAAGATTGAATCAGCAGCTTTATCAGGACTGGTAGTTGTTGTTCCTTTTACTAAAATTACGACTCTGACTTGTAATTCCCAGTCAAGAGTAGGAAGACTTGTTGATTGAGTACAACTTGAACTTATTGGCTCAACTACTAATGCTGGAAACTCATTCCTCGTAAGAGGAACTACCCTAGAGCGATAAATGCGAGTCGAAACTCCAGCAGTACCAGCGAGATTAGTAATAATTCTGGAAAGAATGTGTTCAACTTTGCAAGTCATGTTTTCTGTATTGCAATTGTGACTAACAATCCGTCTGTTGAGAAGCGAGTTTCACGAACTGTATATGCAACGCCTCCCACATTAATTGCATCATTAGCAACTAATGTTCCAAAATCGCTTGCTTTTGCTTGCAAAGTGTAATCACTAAAAAGCACCATCCCATCTAAAACGACCTCGGATGGCTCAGATAAAATGCCATTGGCAGTCGTCCCACCAGCAGTACAGCTAGTGGAGAACGGACTACCAAGCATTGTTGTTAAGTCGTCAGCGAATGACACCTAACTATTAACCGTACTTGTTACTAAATAGGGCTGTAACAGATACAGCACCAGCACCACTTCCACCAGCAACAACTTTATTCACTTTGATGTATTGCTTCAGTTCAGAAGCATTAAGGAATAAAACTTGTGTTGATGCAGTGTTAGCTGTAGTAGCAGTAAAAGCACCACCAGTTACATCAGTGTAAGTACCACCAGATGTGTCACATTCAGTGAGCTTAATTGTGTAAACAATTCCGCTACCACCAGCTTCAGCATCAAGAGTTACTGTGCAGTCGCCTTCAAAACGCTGAGTGCCATTCTGAAGATTGATTGCAGAACCATTCCCGTTTGACGCTACTACGTCGTTACCGAGAAGTGAAACGACTGTCTGTGCGTCTCGTAAATAAACTGTCATTGTTCGATAGAAAAAAGAGGGTTAAAAATTAAGCACCTAGAACGAAAGACTCAGGATGTCTAACAACCATGTCTACTGAAACAAAGGCAACTACTCTTGTAGAACCAGTATCAGATAGAGAGTAAGGATCAACTGTAAGCTCAATAGCTGGCCCCCAGTAACCAATGATCAAATCAGAGAAGTTACCGAAGATAAGATCTCCAGCTTCTACTTGTTGTGATCTATAAGTTGCATAGCCATTCAGAGTGTTGCCATCTAAGAGGAACAATCCTGAACCAGCATCTTTAGCTTTAACTTTCAATGCACCTAACATTGCAGCGTTGCCGATATAGCAAGGGCTACCCATTAGTGCATTGTCTCCAGCCATAGTGCTTTCCATGTTCACTACTTCAGAGAAAGTAGGGCCACCAGCAGCAACAGCAGCAGCGAAAGCTTGAGTTGAAATTCCAGGGACGTTATGGATTCCTAATGGCTGACCAGCAAGACCAGTTCCATAAAGACCAGCACGATCAACTTCTAGAGCAATTCCACGACTTAAATCGTTACGAACAAAGTTCTCAGCTTCAATGCTTGACTGAAGCATGAACTGTCTTGTGTACTCAGTTCTAGCTCCAAGAGTGCGAGGTGTTAATGCAACCTGATCAAGAGTTTGATCTGACTTAGTAACACTTGCTCCTTCTGGAGAAATCCAATAAGTAGATGCTCCACCTGTTTGACGAGGTATCTGAACATTACCTGAAAGTCCAGTCAAGACCGAGGCTCCCGCCCTGTCCAAAATCGACTGGTTTCTGAGCATATCAATGAATGAACCCGAGTCGAGGACTGTCTCAACTACATTTGCTCCATTCGCTGTAGCTTTTAAATCCCTTCTAAGTACATCAGAAGGAACCATCAAACCACCGTTCTGTGCAGATCTACCGAATTTCTTTTCAGCAGCAGCAGAACACTCAATTTCAAAAGCTGCATCTCTTCTAAAAGCAGCATTATTAGGATCAGACTTAAATCTGATTGCCCTCATAAAGGAGTAACCACGTACTTCCTTATCGCTTAAACCAATATCTGCCTCGTCAGCTTTTGGCTGTGTAGGCTCTGGCTTCCAGTTCTGCAAAACAGCAGCATTAAAGTCTGCAACACTTCTTTCTTCCTTGATGTATTGCTCACCAAGGGATTCAAGATTGTACTTTGCAGCAACAGTAAGAATCTCTTGAATTCTGGAACGCTCAGATTTAATAGCCTTTGAATGATCAACGGCTTCTGAACGCACCTCCAATGTTTCTTTTGGAGTAGTCGTCATGTCAACAGGGGTAGATGTGGACGGTGCGTCAGTCGACGCTTTTGATGAGACGTTTGAACGCTCTTCAGACATAATAGGTTGTTCTTGGGTCGCAGTAACGAGTTCATCTAAACTTCTTCCTACTCCAACAGAATTGTCAGCAGGGATACTTACAATACTGACCTCATACGGCTCCCAATTAGTAGCCACATAATCTTCACCTCTTTGCTCTAAATCTTTGATCTGATAACCAACAGAAACATTTCTCAAAATGCCTCTAGAGATGTCATCCCAGACCTGAGTAGCAAACTCATTGCGACTAAATTCAACATCAGCGTAACCACGCTTATTTTTAATAGAAGCACCACGAACAACACCTAAAACCTTGTCACTGTCATGGTTCCAGAGTAAGGGTGCGCCATCTTGTAATCGGCTTAAATCTACACTTTCTCTAGTATGTTCGAGAATTTCATTACCAAAATATCTGGTAACTCCTTTCTCACTACTAAAGGGAAATGAAAGAGTTCGTTCCTCGTCATTGGTTTTAAATTCAACGACTTCGGATCGCTTTAAAACACGATCTTCAAAATCACGTTTGTTCTCCATCATCTACTTTTGGATTTGTTTCACTCACTTTAGTAGATGTTTGGGTGTCCGTAACAGTTTCAGGTTCAGTGTCAAATTTTAAACCTAAACTTTCTGCTAATTCAATTTCACTTTTACGAGCCGTTAATAGTTCTTCTAAATCACCACCAGACTCAGCAATTACTTGTGCTTGAGTTTTAAATCCACATCGAACAGCTTCTTTATAAGCTTGCACTTCTTTCATTGGATCAACCCAACCCCATCCTCTAAATAACCATCTTGTCTTGTGATAATGATCAGAATCCTGTTGATACCCAGGCAAGCTCAAAGCCCCACTCAACACTGCGATCTCTAACCATTGATCATAAATAATAGATAAGAGATTTTCCTGTAGTTGATGTTGTAAAGCCTTAAAAGCTTCCTGATCTTGTAGAAGACTTAAACGAGAAGAACTGTAATTTGTTTGACTATAATCTCTAGATATTGATTCGTAACTGCATCCAATTCCAGCCGCTAATGCTCGAAGCATGGCACGAACAAAAGGCTCAAATTGCCCATCTGGTGCATCTAAGTTGGGAACATGAACGGACTCGCCTGGCCCTAAGTAGCGAATTGCCCCAGGTTCCATGTCATAAACTCTTTGACCATCGTCTATATCATCCCCACTCAACTCACCTTCAGGACTTTGAATCCAAGCCATAAGTGCTGAACTTGCTCTTGCTCTAACTAATTCCGCTTGCTCAAATCCATCTAAATGGTGGAGTCTTTGTAGTGCAGAAGCAAACCAGCTAACACCTCTAGTTTGACCAGGACGTTCAACTTTAAATAAGTGAATTACATCTTTAGCTGGAACAATAATATGTCTCTTATCATCAACAACACCTATAGGAAATAAAGTATCTCCAGGGTGACGAGTAAGAAAAGCATAATTTCGTGGTCTTTGCCATTTATCAACTTGAATACCCATTCGCCACTGCCAACCTTTATTAGTTCCCTTTCCTACATAATCTTCATCAACCATATCGGCTTCTAACAGTTCTAAAGCAATTGGCACATCACTATTACCAAAGCTTTGTCCTCTAACAATCCGAATAAAACATTCACCATCTAAAACCATTGCCGAAACAGCAGATCTAGTGATGTCATCAAAAGATAGTTTCCCTGCTGTATGACAAGAATCTTTTCTGCACCATTTCTTCCATGCACGTTCAATCTGATCGTTTACTTTTTGATCTAATTTGTTATTTCCTCTAGGCCCACGTTTCCTGACTTGTGCCTGTAATCGGACACCAGTTCCAACAACATTGTCAGTAATAGACCTTAAAGCATTTTTACAGTAGTCACTGTCTCTACTTAATTGCCTTGCCCTGGATCTAACTTTTCTTGCACTAGATAAAATTTCATTATCAGCAGAAGAATTACTTGTAACCCAGTTAGCAGTTAAACGATTAACAGTTGCC